CCCTGCTTATGAATCCTTTAAATAAAAACGCAAACGAAAAATTAAACACAATAAAAAAAAGAGAATGGTTTAGACCTTTTGCATGTTCGGTTTTAGAAGAGGATAGTGATGATTGGTTTCATATGTTTATGCATAAGTCACCTCATATGATGTATATCTTTAAATTAAGACAAGATAAATATAATATACTTCAATCAGGAATAGCTGATGACAATACCTCTAGGATACAAACAGTTTCAAGATCTGATAATCCTAATTACTATAATCTACTAAGTGCTTTTAAAAAGAAAACAGGAGTTCCTATAATAGTGAATACAAGTCTTAATTTACCAGGAGAGGTTTTAGTTGAAACTTTACAAGATTTGTATATGTTGTTTAAGGAAAGTAATTTAAATTATATTTACTTTCCAGAAATAGAAACGATGGTAGAAAAAAAATGGAAATAAGACAAGATAAAGATGGTAATGGAATCATAGAGTTTAATGAAGCAGAAAGAAAAATATTAAGTAAAAAAGGAAGAATAGACTTACCTGCACCAGCTATGAAAGAATTTGCAAATATTTTAATGAAACTTTGTGCTGACATCACTGAAAATATTCCTAAGGAATTTAAACATATGCAAACAGATCCAGGAAAAAGTAAATTTCAATTTCATGAAGTTAAAGAAAAGAATGAGTAATTGGAATAGATATAAACCAATTTTAAATTCTATAAATGTAAATACAATTGATGTCCCTGATGATCTTTACGAATATACAAAAGCTTTAGCCACTAAAACAAAAGAAGAGGCAGTTCCTATGAATGGTAGTTTAGCAGGATTAATGAAAGAAGAATATAGAGTTAATGATATGGGCAGAGATTTATTTTATTTTCTACGTAGAGGTTTAGATAAAAAACCTTTTTATCATTTATGGAGTGGTATAGATATGATTACAAGAGATCTACCTGTTGCTTTAGGTGAAAGTTGGATTAATTTTCAAAAAAAATATGAGTTTAATCCTTTACATGATCATTCAGGATTTGCTTCATTTATTTTGTTTATTCAAATACCTTATGATTTAGAAAAAGAAGCAACTGTTTTTCCTAAAGCTAACAATTCTGAGGCTAATACGAATCCAAACTCAAAGTTAGTTTTTGTTGGTCATAATGTAACTAGAGGTAATATTGAATCTGTATCTATTCCTGTTGATAAATCTTTTGAGGGTAAATTATTAATGTTTGATGCACATCATTATCATATGGTTTATCCTTTTTATACAAGTGACGATTATAGAATAACAATGTCAGGTAACTTTAAATTTCACAGTGACTAAAAATATTTTTAAAATTGAGTTTACTAGAGATGATTTATGCAATCTAATCATGGTTATTAGTAAGCTTGGATCTATTGGTGGTCTCTCTAAAGAAGAGAAAAAAGTAGCTAAAAAGCTAACAAAGGCTTTAGAAAAAGATTATACAAAACGTTAGTGCATCTTTAACTGTAGACCATAATTGGTTATAATGTCTTATGTCTTTGAGAAACATAACAATACAGCCAGGATTTAATAAACAAATCACAGAGACAGCTGCAGAAGGTCAGTGGGTTGATGGAGATTTTGTAAGATTTAGATATGGCTATCCAGAAAAAATAGGTGGTTGGGAACAACTAACTACTAACACGTTAGTTGGGGCTGCAAGAAACCAACACATTTACGCTGATCTAGATGGAAGAATTTATTCTGCTATTGGAACGCACAAAGGATTATTTATATATTATTCTAATGCATTTTATGACATCACACCGTTAGAGAGTGCTGTAACAGGAGCTACATTTACAATATCATCAACGTCTGCTCCTCAAACCATTACGGTCAACAAAGCATCTCATGGTTTAGTTGCTGGTGATCTATTTACCTTTACATCTGTTACTGTTCCAACAGGATCTGGGTATGCTACAAGTTTATTTACAACTAACCCATTTGAAGTTTTATCATCCACTACAAACACTTTTACTATTCAAGTCTCAGTGGCTGCCTCAGGCACAACAACGGGCACCGGAGCAGCAACAATAAACCCATATGTAAAATTTGGTCCTTTGTCTCAAACGTTTGGATATGGTTTTGGCACGGGAGCTTGGGGTGGAACTGTGTCAGGTGCATTAACATTTACTCTCGATGGAGCTTTAGCTGATGACACTAATGGTAATAATAGTTCTGCAACCAATATTACATTAAACTCTACAACTGGTTTACCAACCTCAGGAGTTGTTCTAATTGGAGGTGAGTTAATTACTTATTCAGGAATAAGCTCCAATGATATAACAGGTATCACTCGTGGAGCAAGTGGGTCAACAAGATCCTCTCATAGTAATGGAGCCACTGTTACAAACGCTGCAGACTTTGTAGGTTGGGGTGTTGCTACTGCCACGTCAACTACAGTATTAGAACCTGCAAATTGGTCATTAGATAATTTTGGTGAGATCCTTATCGCTACATCACACAATGGCAAAACTTTTAATTGGTCTCCAATTCATGCTGATGCAAATGCTTTATCTACTAGAGCAACTGCTGTAACTAATGCACCTACAAGATCAGTGATGTCTATAGTTTCTGAACGTGATAGACATCTAATTATATTAGGCACAGAAACAACAATCGGAACTCCAGGAACTCAAGATAAATTATTCATAAGATTTTCTGACCAAGAAGATAGAAATACATACGCTCCTACTTCTACAAATACTGCCGGAACATTTAGATTAGACTCCGGAACAAAAATAGTTGGAGCAGCTAAAGGTAAAGATTATATTTTAATATTAACAGATACTTCTGCATATTTAATGCAGTTTGTAGGACCACCTTTTACATTTTCAATAAGACAGGTTGGATCTAACTGTGGACTAATAGGTCAACAAGCTTTGAAACATGTTAATGGAGCTGTTTATTGGATGGGACAAGCAGGTGGATTTTTTGTATTTGATGGTACAGTTAAATCTTTACCTTGTTTAGTTGAAGATTTCGTATTCACAGATAGTGGTAATAACTTAGGAATAAATTATAATGCAGGTGATATTGTTTTTTGTGGTTACAATACTTTATTCTCTGAGTTAAATTGGTTCTATCCTAAAAATGGTTCTGAACAAATAGATAGAGTTGTAACTTACAATTACGATGAAAACTCTTGGACAACTGGATCTTTAGCTAGAACGTCATATTATCCTAGCACTTTATTTGACAACCCTTACGCTACAGAATTCAACACAACAGGAACACCGAGCTTCCCAACAATAAATGGAGTTACAAACAGCAATGGTTCCACAACTTACTATGCACACGAAATAGGGACTGACCAAGTAGATTCTGACGGTGTGTCTACAGCCATAAATGCATTTATACAAAGTGGTGATTTTGATTTAAATGTTGAAGGTGATGGACAATTTTTTATGTCTATGAGAAGATTTATACCAGACTTCAAAAGATTAACTGGTAATGCAAAAATATCTTTATTGTTAAAAGACTTTCCTACTAGCACAGAAACATCATCACCACTGGGTCCATTTACAATAAGTAGCAGTACAACTAAAGTAGATACAAGAGCTAGATCAAGATTTGCTAGTCTAAAAGTAGAGAATGATTCTACAAATCAATCTTGGCGATATGGAACATTTAGAGCGGACGTACAACCGGATGGTCAAAGATAATGGCAAAGATAGATATTAATATTCCAGAACCAAAAGATAAATATGATGTTTCTAATCAGAGACAAATATCTGAATCGCTTAATACTTTAAAAAATCAATTAAATTTTTCTTTTCAGTTTGATTTAAAAGAAGAGCAAGATACATTTAACTGGTTCTTATCATGACAATACAATATAAAAATCAAGGAATAAACCTGTCAACAACTGATGTCACTACAGTTTTAACTTGTCCTACCAATGCAACTATTTTAATTAAACAGATACAAATTAATAATGGATCCTCTGGAGCTGTAAACTTAAGTGTTCAAGTTACTGATACATCAGCTACAGCAACGTTTAGAATATTTAACGAATCAGTAACGGCAACAAGCACCAAGGACATAGTAAATTATACTTTAGTTTTAGAGGCAGGGGATATTTTAAAAATGACTGCAGGGACTGCAAATGAAATACAAGGTATAGTTTCATATGCATTGTTAGATAGGTCACAACAAAATGGCTAGAGTAAGTTTTTTACATTATACGCCAAGACCTAAACCTAGGAAGCGACCAGGCCGTCACAAAAAAAGACTTTCAAAATCAGAAAAAAGAAGTTATAAGAAATACAACCGACAAGGAAGAAGATGACTGAAATAACAAAAATACCAGCCAAAGCAGTTGAGATTGTCAAAAATAAACGAACAGGTAAAGTTTATAAAGATAAAGCTGAGTTCGATGCTGATGTTGCAGATCCAAACACGGATACAACTCAAGCAGATTTTAGACAAGACCTAGAAGTAACTGTTGCAAAGTTAACTTTGTTTGGTAAGACTAAAGATTAATGGAAGCAAGAGGCGGCACAGAACTGCAAATGGAGATGTTGCATAGGCATTGTCCAAAAAAATTACTAGATCAAGTTCAAATTTGTACGTCAATACCAGGAAAAGTTCCAATAGATCCTAAAAAATTGAACATACTTTGGCAGAAAAATTCTTATGATCAAGGTAACTTATTTAATTTTTTTGCAGACCCATCTAATCATTCAGACTATGATTGGTATGTTTTTAATAGTCATTGGAATTATGAAAAGTTTAGATATTTTTTTGATATACCACAATCTAAATCTATGGTTATTAAAAATGGTTGTGAGAGTTTTCCTGAAAGAAAAATAAGAGCCAAAGGTGAGCCAATAAGATTAATCCATCACTGCACACCTTGGCGAGGATTAAACGTTTTACTAGGAGCTATGCAACTGGTAAAAAATAAAAATATTACTTTAGATGTGTATTCTTCATGTCAAGTTTATGGAGATGAATTTGCAAGTAAACAAGACCCAGATATAAAACATTTATATGAACAAGCTGAAAAATTACCTAATGTAAATTATGTTGGTTTCAAACCACATGAGTATGTTTTAGAACACATGAAGGATTATGATATGTTTGTGTACCCAAGTATTTTTGAAGAAACTTTTTGCATATCTGCATTAGAAGCATTATCAGCGGGTTTACAATGTATAGTAACAAATTTTGGAGCTTTGTATGAAACTTGTGCAGAGTGGCCTATATATGTAAATTATAACAACGATATTTCACAACTAGCAAAAGATTTCGCTGCAGCAATAGACTCTGCCGGAGAATACATAGACTTACCTCATGTTCAAACAATGTTAGATGAACAACAAAAATTTTATAAAACATTTTATAACTGGGAGAAAAAAGGTTGGGAGTGGAAAAACTTTTTAGAAGGAGCTCTTCATGCAAAAAACTCCGGATAGGATAGAAACTCGTATACCTTTTGAGGATGCTGTTAAAGTAATTAACGTAAAGAAAAAACCAAAAGAAGGCACAATTAGTTTGTTTGTAGGAACTCCTGTTCACTCAGACGTATCATTACATTATGTTCAGGCTTTATTAGAATTGTCTAAAGTTTGTTATAAAAAAAATATAGCTGTCCAATTTGAATTAGTTAAATCATCTTTAGTAACACAAGGTAGAAATTTGTGTGTATCTTCTTTTTTAGAATCAGATCACACACACTTATTGTTTATTGACTCAGATATATCTTTTCAATCAAAGTCAGTATTTAAAATGATTGAAACAAACAAAGAAATAATTTCAATACCATATCCATTAAAAACTTTTTTATGGGATAAAGCTTTTTATAATTTTAAAGAGGGTAATATAAAAAACCCAAGACAACTATCTCAAGCTATGAATACATATCCAATGAAGGTTCCTGACAATACTAATATAACCGTATCTAAAGAGGGTGTAATAGAAGTAACCCACAGCCCAACAGGATGTATGTTGATTAAAAGGTCAGTTTTTGAAAAATTAATTAAACATTACCCTAATCTTACAATCAAACAAAATACTGTTATAAATGGTAGATTACAACAACGGCCTAATTTTTGGAATTTTTTTGACTGTATACATGACCCTGTAGAGAAAACGTATTTAGGTGAAGACTTTGGTTTTTGTAAACTATGGAAAGATATAGGTGGTAAATGCTACGCATACGTATTAGATGAAATAACACATGTTGGTGAGCATCAGTATACAGGGCGTTTTCGTGATGAGTTGATAATACCTAAGTAAAATGATAGTATTATTTATTTAGATCTAAAAGGAGAAATTATATAATGTTACAATTCTTACCCTATGCTTTGGCTGCCTATGGAGGTGTTAGAGGATATAGGTCAGCAAAGAAAGAAGGACGATCAGGATTAAGTAGCTTATTAAGAGGAGCAGCTGGAGCAGCTATTGGTTACTATGGTGGAAAAGGTGCACTCTCTGCTGGATCAGCTTTAAACGTTCCAGGATTTACTGCTGCACAATCTTCATTTACTCCTTTCTTACAAACAGCCGCTGGTCAAAGTTTACAAACATTACCTTTTTTTCCAGGCCAAACTCCACAAGTAACACCAGGTGTAAATCCAGAATTTTTAGGGACTGATAAAGCAGTAATGGGTGGTCCTTTTGATAGAATGGTTCGAAACCCTAATTTTATAGAACCAGGAGTGGCTGACGACAGAAATTTTTTACAAAAACTTTTAATGAGAGAGAAAAGAAATAAGGCAGGTGAAATTTTAAAAACCGCTAGAGGAACAACAGCTTATGAAATAGATCCATTCAAAGCTGGATCAGCTTTAGCAATAGGATCATATGCTAGTGGAGCTTTTGAACAAGAACCACAAGATGTATTTATGCCAACGTATAATGTAGATTATGCAACCCTAGCAGCACAAAGAGGACCATTTAAATTTATAGATCCAGCAACAGGCACAGAGAAAAATTATGAAGAGATTTTTATACCAGAAGCAAATAGACCTGCAGATGAAAGAACTTTTGGTCCATATGCAATCGCTCAAGATAGATTTAACGAAGGTGGTTTAGCACAAATAAGAAAATTTAACGAAGGTGGTATTAATTATCTACCATCTAAAACTTCACATGATGAAAATGATGTAAACAATTATGTTAGAGCATCTGGTTATGTTGAAGACGGATCAGGAGTCGGTGATAAAGACGAGGATACGATGTTAGCTCAATTAGCAGACGGAGAGTTTGTAACAAGAGCAGATGGAGTATTAGGTGCTGGTATCATAGCTGGAGCAAATCCAAATAGTATGCGAGATATGAGAGAAAAAGGTGCCCAATACTTTTATGAACAACAAAGACGTTATAAAAGAGTCTTTGATTTATTAAAGGATAGCAATGGCACTAGCAAGACAAATTAAACCAAGCGTAAATATAATACCTGTTCAACCAACTGAGGTTTCTAAGTATTGGTTGTTAGCAGAGTTCATGATTGCTGAGGCTTTAAAATATTCAGGTAAATATGCTGATTCAAAACATATTTATGAATTACTTTTAACTGATCAAATGCAAATGTTTATAATGTTTGGAAATGATGAAAGAGAACAAAGTAAAGTATTTGGTATAGCTGTAACTAGAATAGGAGAGCTACCAAACTATAATCAACTTGAGATTGTTATTTGCACAGGTGAAAGAAGAGAACTATGGG